TATTTATACCAACACGACCACTGCCAGTTACAAATATTATATTTCCACTAATTGGTGAATTTATATTAAATAATACATTAGTTGATGATCCTGTTATTTCTAATTTAGCACCAGGACTAGTTGTTCCAATACCAACATTTCCATTACCTTTGATGATCATTCTGGTGTTTAAACTAGAATATACAGAATTACCGGTTTTGAATTTAATATCTCCGTAGTATGGACTATCTTCAGTGGTTGAAGAAATAGCGGCTCTTATATAAGATGTACCACCATCTCCAAACATTAAAGCAGTTTCATTAGCTACTGCCAAACCATTATTATCTAGTATAACATATCCACCTAATCCACCACTATTAGCTTTGTAAACGTGAAGTCCGCCCAAAGCATTTGGCGTATTTGTACCTATACCAACATTACCAGCCGTATCAATACGCATTTTTTCAACTGAATCAATGCCAAATACTAAATTATAAATTGCACTATTTGTGCCCACATAAAATTGTCTAGCTGTTACACTGCCAGAAATAATTTCTAATTTACCACCTCTATTAGCATCATCAATATTACCCAAATTAATTCTAGTATTTGTACCACCAATTACTTCTAATTTGTTGTTAGCACTTGTAGTGCCTATACCAACATTTCCGACACTATCAATGCGCATTCTTTCAATATTATTTGTACTGAATATGATTGGTATATTACTTGCATTTCCAATTACCAATGATGTAGGATGAGGTGAACCAAGTGTAGTGGTTCCAAAATATGCTTGACCAGCAGCAGTAACTCCAAAGTTAGTGCTAGCAGCAGAACCACCTAACATACCCATTATTAATACAGCATCTGACGCAGCTTTAATTTGAAATTGAGATACGTTTGTAGTAGTGTCGGAATCAAGGCGCATTATTGTTTGTCCTGACCCACTTATATGAAATTTACTAGCAGGAAGTGTTGTACCAATACCAACATTACCATCATTGATGATACGCATTCTTTCTCCTGCAGTACCAGCATTAGATGTTCTAAATGCCATGTATGTATTTCCACCATTACTTCTGGCTGAAAATGTGAATATACCGCCGGTACTATCATAATTTATAAATCCCGCATTATCAGCAGGATCTGAATATGTACCATCAGATCTTATTCTTAAACTACCACTCAAATCTAATCTTTGAGTTGGACTTGTTGTGCCTATACCAATATTTCCACTTGACGCAACTAATATTGCCGGAGTAGTAAATGTTGTTCCATTTGTTGCAGTTGAAGGTGTAATTTCAAATGCGTCACTAATATTTTGTTGAGCACCTATTAACCAATTATATCTGTTATGTCCTATTGAAGGTATAAATTCTATAGAAGCATTACTACCACTAGATTGCACTCTCATTACAGGTCCAGTTGTAACATAAGCATGAAGTATTCTAGATACCGTACTTGTTCCTATACCAACGGCACCACCAGCATCAATACGCATTCTTTCAGTTGATGTTGTTGATATTGTAACAGACGCAGCTTCTGCGGCAAATAATTGAAGTTGACCCGTTCCTTTATGTTCTAATCTGCTACCAGCATTTGCACCTGTATCATAACGAATTAATCTTAAACCATAATCGGTATATGTAGCATCACCAACTAAATCTAGATAAGAATTACCATTACCACTTCTACCACTACCAATTTCTAATCTTGCATCTGCGGTTGTAGCAGTTGTAATAAAAAATGAATCACCAACTCTGGCTGTACCACCTACATCTAATTTATAAGCAGGACTTGTTGTGCCTATACCAACATTACCATCTGCGGTAAATCTAATTGTTTCTACCCATGCACTAGGAAAATATCTGCCTATAGCTAATGAGGCAGCACCTACTCTGGTAAGAGAGATATCTTTGTTTGAACTATCACCCAAATAATATGCAGTTCCAGTTCCAACCGCACCTGTACCACCAATGATATAAGAACTGCCAGAAACAGTTAATTTTTCGCCAGGTGAGGTTGTTCCAATACCAACTATACCAAAACTACCTGTTGCACTTGCACTAATATTACTTGCAGTAAGATTTGTGATCGTATAACTATTTGTTGGTGTTAAATATGAAGCAGTTAAACTGTTTGTTGCAAAACTAGCAGTTCCAAAGAACAAACTAGCAGTAACTACACTAGCACTAATATTTCCAGTTACATCAAGTGTATTAACAGGTACAGTCGTACTTCCTATTCTTGTTTTACCCGCAAATATATTTAAATCACCTGTATCAATTTGATAAATGCCCCATCCATTGGTAACAATATTTGTTGTTTTTTGTTTAGCAATGTAAATACCATATGAGTTGGTAACTGTTATACCACCAGATCCCCCACTGGGAAATGGTGAACTTATTTGATGATTATATAAATTTGTAATACTACCAGTAGAATTTCCTGTAATTAAATCAACATAAGTTTGTGTTCCAGCAACCCAATTAGGAATACTAAATGTTGGAATATTAGAACTAATTTGATTAGTTAAATAAGTGTTTACTATATTTCCGCTTGAATCTAATGATGCAGTATTGGTAAATAAAATTCCATTTCTTTCTGCTCTATAACTTCCACTAAAACTTCCACTTCCGGCGATAATCATCTGATTAAAACTTGCTTGATTTTGAATAGCTGCGCTTGAAGTAAAATTATTAACAGTATAAACATTAGTTATACCACTGTCATTTGCACTATTAGCTAATCCTTGGTTTTGATTTTGACCTGTAGCAATATACAATGAGGATGAACCCAATGATCCATTATGAGTATCTGATATATTAAATCTTCTATCTAAAGTGGGGCTGGTGTTTACACCAATAAATCCCCCACTATTAATAGTCATTCTGGTACTACCATTTGTTTCAAACGCTAAACTGTTTGCATCATTTGTTCCTAATAATGCGGTTGTTCCAAAACTATTACCGCCTTGAACAAATGCATTAGAAACAAAACTTGCAGTAACTGCGTTTGTTGCCCAACTTGATGTGCCAAAAAAACTGGCGGTAACTACACTAGCACTAATATTTCCATTAATATCTAATTTATTTACAGGACTAACAACCCCTATACCAACTGAACCTGATGGTACTATAAAATTTCCTGTTTCAATTGAAGTAACATATGGAGAAGCATTACCATCAATTTTTAAAATCAATGTTCCATCAGCAGATAGTCCTAAAGTTTTTCCTGCAGGTCTATATATTCCCGTATTTGGTATTGTTGATGTGCCTGTAACTTCAACATAACCAGATGATAAACCCGCAACAGTATAAATGTTTGCTGGTGTTAAATATGAAGCGGTTAAACTGTTTGTTGCCCAACTTGCAGTGATATTAGTGTTTGTAGGAGCATATGAGGCGGATAAAGCATAACTTGCACTTGTTGCATTTATAGCAGTACCAATACTACCACTGAATGAACCTGTAAATGATGTTGCAATTATTGTGCCACTTGCACTAATATTGCTTGCGGTAACATTCTGGGAAGTTATTAAGCTACCCGTAACGGTAACATTTCCTTGGCTTATAAGGCCATTTTTTGCTAAAAATTCATATGGCATAGTTTATTTTTCTTTCATTGTCCAGAAAAACAATATGTTATTATTGTTATATATTATGTTATAAATATCGTCCTGCGCTCTTTATATTCCAATTAATTGTTGTACTCACTCTCGTTAAAAGTCTTACAAAACTACCACTCAAATCTACACTCATACTAAGTTCATTTGTATTTCCTACATCAGTGGTTGAATATTCAGTATAATTTATACTGCTTCCACTCCACCCAGCAATCACTGTACCAGCTCTAAAATTACTTCCACTACTTGCAAAATAATCAAAAAATGCACTGTTATATGAACCCGTCAAATTTTGTAACACTGCATAATTTGTAGAAACAACAGGAGTAGATGCACTTCCATAATCCAATAATACCGCATTGTCATATATTATTGGACCACTAAATGTAACGGAACCGTTAACATTTACACTGCCTGTAAATATACTAGATCCACTTACATACAATGAACCACTTGTAGAAGGTCTAGCAATAGTTAAACCGTATCCATGCGTTAGACTACCTGTTCCTAATGCCAATCCACCCTGCGTATAATTTGCGTTATTTATATAACTAGACCAATAAGAATCATGATATACATGAATAGTTCCGGCCAGATATAAAATTTGTTGTGCATGTCCGTTTATATCAGATGTCACTCTATAATTTAAAACGCCATTTTGATTTACCGCAGTTATATAATGTTGAGCAATAGAGCCAGAACCTTTTGACAAATATACTAAATTTTCCCCGTTAGTTGAACTGCCAGTTATATGCAATCTACCAGATGGTGATGCAACGCCTATACCAACATTGCCGTTGGAATCCAATATTAATTTTGCATTCGGAGATGCCGGCGTTCCGTTTCCAATTAATAGTTTATTTCCGCCTGCATTCCAACCAGCATCAGTACTTGTTATAAAATAATCTCCACCAGTTGTGCCTGTATTTGTTAATCTTATTGTTGCGCCAAATGATGCAGGTCCATATAAATGTAATCTAGCTGAATTTGGATTTGTTGTACCAATACCAACATTACCTGCTGATGTAATTCTAACTTTTTCACTAGCCAAACCATTTTCAGTGGTATCAATTCTTAAATAAGAATCTCTGCTTGTAGTATCATTTGTCCACTGTTGTTCTTTTAACCAATACAAACCACCAGCAGTAATAGCAGTACTTCCTGTATTATCACTCAATATTGGCAATATACTTACACCGTGATTTGTTGTAGCAGATGTTGAAAAATTCTGCAATCCTAATAACGCATTGGTTGACGCAGCATCATTTTGTACTGTCAACTTATAAGCTGGCGCAGTTGTACCTATACCAACATTGCCAGAACTACTGATATACATCGCAGTGGTAAGTCCGTTTGTTTGAAAGTATAAATCTGATCCACCTAATATTAAACTTTGATAAGAACCGGCTAGTGTATTATCTACTCCTTGTATATATGTACCAGCTGAATTTATATTGAATCTTACTCCTTTAGTTGCACCCGCTACAGAAAACGCATATGTACTATCAGGACTTACAATATGTAATTTGCCATTTGGAGTTATTGTTCCAATACCTACATTACCACTTGCACTTACATAAAATGTTGTTGCACCACCTGCAGTATCAACTTCAAAAACACCACCTGTGGAACTACTGACATGTAATCTTGAAGTTGGATTTGTTGTTCCAATACCAACATTACCATTTACTGGTTGTAATGCAAGAGGTTTCCAACCAGTACCTGCATGAACCGCCGTTATAATACCCGCATCATTTGTTGCATCATATGCAATATTTACTCCTCTAGAAGAACTTAAGTTTGAGGAAACTATTAATCCAGCATATTCATTTGCCGCAGCACCATTAACAGTATTTACTTGTAATCCGCTTCGTGGACTTGTTGTACCAATACCAACATTGCCATCAGTGGTTAATGTAAATTTTTGAGTTAATGCAGATCCAGATGTTCCTTGATTGGATGTCCATATTTGGAACGCATTATCATCAGTTCCACCTCCTGGATCATCTGCGGATAATACTATCGCAGTTGCTGAATTTACACCACTCCATACTGTTCTTTGTACAGGTATATTTCCACTAGTTAATGAATCAGAAATATTTACACCAATTACTTTAGCAGCGAATCCAACACCGCTAGCAGTATTATATGAATTTAATACATATAAATCACTAACATTATTAACACTTACACCTCCACCTAAATTTAATATTGGTATATTAGCTACACTATTATTAACATGCAAACTACCTGTAGGACTACTTGTACCAATACCAACTATACCAAAACTACCTGTTGCACTTGCACTAATATTACTTGCAGTAAGATTTGTGATTGTATAACTATTTGCTGGTGTTAAATATGACGCAGTTAAACTGTTTGTTGAAAAACTTGCTGATATTGCAGTTACTGCATTTGTTATACTACCACTAAATGAACCAGTAAATGAATTTGCAGTTATTGTACCACTTGCACTAATGTTACTTGCAGTAAGATTGGTAATTATTGACGTACTTCCGCTAACATAACTTGCAGTTAATGCAAAACTTGATGTTACCGCATTTGTTGCCCAACTACTTGTACCTGTCAAATTACCAGTAATACCAGATGTGACACTCAATGATCCACTGACCGTATAATTTCCTATTAATGTTTTTTTATTGCTCCATTGACCGCCACCATATACCAACAAATCACCTTCAGCTAAACCTGCTAAAGCTACGTCACTCAATCCAGCCAATGTAGTAGACACAGGACTTGTGCCACTACTACCAATACCACCAACATTTCTAAACAATCCACCTTGAATTATTGTACATTCTAAAGCATTCAATAAATCTCTACCTGCACCACCTTCAATTATAATATAACCAACAAATATAGCATTTAATGATGTATTAGGTGATTCTGTAAAAGGTTCACTATCTTTTGCATTTACTGCATTTAAAAGAGTTGAATAAGTTGCATTACCATAATAAACTATAAATGCATTGGTAGGACTGTTAGGAATCCAAAATACTCTTTGTATTGTCCAATTACTGTTACCCACTGTAGCTAATTGACCAGTTGCAGTATTTACATAATTATCATTATCAATAGTTGTATAACCTGCATTACCAACACCTGTGTCAATTATTGGTGTAGATCCTGAAATGTAATATCTATAAATTTTACTAGAAGTTATTGCATTTTCAACAACAGTACTTGGATGATTTGGATTGTTTACATAATTTGCACCATCTCTATAAGCAGTACCGCCTGATTTTTTAATGCTTAATGTTGGTGTACTACCACTTGCTTGTAGTGTATGACCACTGATTTTTAATGGACCAAACGCTCTGAGAAAATCATCTGTTTGTTGTGGAATTCCATATGATATTTGAGGACTGTTAAATACACCGGCGCTTACACTTCCACTCAAATGTAATACAACACCTAATTCAATTTGATTGTCCCACTGATTTATATCACTACTGCCCCATGCATTTGTTTGTTGTACTATTGCTCCTACATTATCAATACCAACATATGTTATCTTAGCACTTCCACTGTTTATAATTGGTTGCGTAGATGTTGGCCACTGAATCAACTTAACTGTTGGATATGGAGCACTTGCTGTAAATGCGTTCAATGATACAATCAAACCTTCACCCTCAGTAACAGTAAATGTTGTTGAACCAGGAGTACTAGTTAATACACCACCGTGTAATATACCAGTATACAAATTACTTTCTAACCAACGTAAACGTGTTGTATTGGTATAAGGACCATTATATTGTGTGAAATATAAATCATTTGTACTTCCACTTGTATAAATGTAACTTGCAGTTAAATTAGTTGGTAATGGAAATCCACCAACAGGAAAAATTTGTATATAAGCATTACTTCCTGTAACCATCAAAGGTCCGTTACTGGCAAGAATACTACTAGCTGTTATTTGATTTGCTTGAATTCTGTTACTTGCACTAATATTACTTGCGGTAAGATTGGTAATTATTGAAGTGCTGCCACTAACATAACTGGATGTACCGACGGTGGTACTATTTAAAGATTGAGAAGTGAGAGTTGCGGATGAGTTAAATAAAATTAAACTGCTAGTTGCTGCTATAATTTTTGTTTCAGTAAAAGATGCACCAGAACCACTTACTGTGCTGAGTATTAGATCTCCTGCATTATATACATTTGTGCTTCCAATTGGCATATTCTATAAATATAAGACTATTTCAGTTTGTATAAATATAATAACCCAAGACTTATTATTATCTTGGGTTATCAATTAATTAAACATTTTTAAGTTATTTTAAGCTAACCAAGTTGATAGTGGAACTCTCTTCCAAACTTGATTTGTATAAACGTAAATAAAGTTGTTATCTACATTTATTTGACCAGCCAATCCAGTTGCTGTTGGACTTGAAGGAACTTGAGCACCTACACCAGGACTACTTCCAGTTGTAATAGTAATTGTTGTAAATGAACCAGTTGTATATGTGATATATACTCCAGTAGCATAAGTAATACTGCCTGTATATTGTACTGTTAATTGTGAAGCAGTAATTTGTGACGCAGAAATTCCTGTACCGGCATAAGTCAATAATGTACCAGTATCAATTAATGCACTGTTTTGTAAATTCTTACCTGTAGATTGAACTTTTGGTATATAATTTACTGTTAACAGTGATTCATTACCAAAACTGCCGCTTGGACCACCAATCATTATTGCACTGGATTGTGTTAATGGGTTTCCAGTTGTTTGATTGTTGCTTACCAACAACCAATTGTCAGATAATGCGTCCCACAACAATGAACTGGTTACATTGTTTGTATATGTACCGCTACCACTATCAAATACGTCTATACCAGCATAACGTTGTATTGGGGTACCAGCATTCAACACAACTCTGTTATCACCAATTATTACTGTACTTGAACTGATATTAACAACTGAACCAGTGCCGTAAATCGTTAAATCACCATATAAGAATGTTGATCCACTTACATACAAATTCTTACCAATACCAACCCCGCCATCAACTACTAAAGCAGCAGCATTAAATGCTGTAGCTTGTGTAGTATTTAATACTCTTAAACTGCCACTAGTAGTAGTTGTATCACTTGAAGCGTCACCTAAAATACTATTACCATTTACTCTTAATGTGGTATTAACAGTTAAACTTCCAGTAATAGATGAATTACCAAGAGTTGTTGTGTTTCCTCCTACAAATAAATTTTTGTTGATACCTACACCGCCACCTACTATTAATGCGCCGTTATCATATGTTACTAAATCATTGTCCGTAGTTTTTATGATGTATACTGTAGGAGTTGTACCAAATGTTACATTTTCAGTTGTATTTGTTGTAGCAATTTTTATATAAGAATTTGATCCTTCTTTTATATCTAATGCGCCACCAACATTATCCAACAAACTAATATTTGTTGCAGTATTTGATAATACAATGTCTCCACCATTTACTGTAAGATCACCGGTTATTAATACATTGTTACTTGCAGTCAATTCAAGATTTGTAAATACCTTATCTACACCAGGACCTTGACCTTTTACAACTTGAAATGCATTTGATGACACCAATAAAGATGCAGTATCAGTTGTATTAATACCAACTCTTAATTGTGATGTTCCTGCAAGATCTTGCATAGTCACCTTGGAACCAACTGTAACACTTCCTGATGCGGATGTACCAACTGCTAATGTGTTGGTAGATGGAACATAAGATAAAATATCAGCGTCAGTTTTTAATTGTCTTACTCCTGTAGTGCCATCAACAAATGTAACATAATATGTACTGCCAGTATTTATAGAAGAAACTAATACTGCACTTGCACTATCAATTGTACCAGCAATATTTCCTGTTACAGTTAAACTGCCACTTATACTAGTTGAACCGGTAATTTGAATATAATCTGAGGTAGAAGTGCCCAAAATAACGTTATCTACAACAACCAAATTACTTGCAGTTACTTGACTCGCGCTAATAAAACTTGCAGTCAATGAAGTTACAAACAAGTTGGTAAAACTTCCACCAGGAATACTGGTGCTGCCTGTCAAGTTACCATTAGCATCAGTAAGAATAAATAAATTACTTCCACTGATTATTCTTTCTGTAAATGGAAATTTCCCAGTATTATCCGCACTGCCGCTTGTTTGGGATATTACTATGTTTAGTTTGTTGTCGTTCGGATATGGCATAAATTAAATTGGTTAGTTATAAATATAAAACTATTTAATAAAAACGGTTATGATTTTGTAAAACCTTGCGTTTCGTTTGATTTTTCTAAATTATCAATGATTTCTGGAACAGGAATCCTATAACTATCATCATTAGAAGACATTCCTACCCCAGTGTTGTAATATGGTTCAGATGGATTGCTATAACTCTTATTTTTAACCTCTTTGTTTATTGCATCCATTTGAGCACTAGTTACTGTTTCTGCTACAATATTTACTTTTCTTGGAGTCAAAAGTCTTTGAACAGTTGATTTTCTATCTTCAAAACTATCAGCTAACAAATATGCATATACCGTCATTGGAAATGTAGTTCTCACCATTCTATCTTTATCACTTGACACTTCAATATTATTAGTGTAACTTCCTACACTGACTCTAAATTTAAATCTTTGTGGATCTCCCCAATAATCTTCTGATGCAAAGTTAATTTTTTCCAAAACATAATTCATTTGTTCAACATATTCAGTCCACACCATGAATTCATATTCAACTTTAACGTGATCAGGTAGTGTTACTGCAAATATTTGATTGGTAGGTGCGCTTTTGTTATTCAACACACTAAATTTATCATATTTGTTCTTTTCACTGAATTTTGTAATAGTTGGATAAGTTAAATACCTATTTAGAGTGACTAAATTCTCATTTTTACCAAATGTATTTCTTTTGAACATTATTGCTGGTATTTGAATTTTACCTTGATAATCTCTTAAAAATCCATCAACTTTTCCTGCCTTCCATCTTTCAGGATTACCGTATAAAATTGGCACTTTAACATTTTGACCAGCATCTACAACTGTTGGATTGATTACATTTTGCAGATATTCCAATACAGATGTATCAATATCCAACAACGTAATTGTTTTATTTTTTCTTGGATCTTGATCTCTTCTTGTATCTAATGCAGGATTTACAACATTAGCAGATACGGGATTAACCTGTGTTTTATCTGTGTAATTAGGTACTGGATTGTTTTTGTTTCCTGTCCACATAAATTAAAATTGTCTATTAACCAAATTGATTTGGCTAAGTCTGCTATAATGTGTATTGCAAATTATACTGTGAGATTTATTTGCTTGACCGCCCAAGAATTGTTCTTGTACAACGTTGTTTACTTCATGATAACGGTCATTGAATAAGATAAAATCTCCAACTTCTGGATAGAAATTTGCATCTTTCAATGCCAATTCTCTGAACTTAAATACAACACTTTGATCTCTATCAGGACCAAATCCTTCATCATTTGTTGTAATATCTGCTCTATCAATAAGAGCAGTCAATTCAACACCAGGAAAAAATGATTTGCCTTCAGTTGGTGCAGCTTCACCATACATATTCACTCTGGTTTCAGCTGCGCAAATTTTGAAACAAACAACATATGTTTCAATGATATCACGCATTAATTCAGCATTAAATTGATTAACCAAATTAATGTCACGTTGACTAAAATATCTTCCAAATAGTGGCATATTTTTTTATCCGATATAAATCAGGAGTGGAACAGTCTTCATGATTGATGTCATTTTTTCCGTTTCATCTGCTTTGGCTTCCATTTGCGCTTTACGACTGGTTGCTTCAAGATTTTCTCTTAATTGTGTAATTAACGCTTCCTTTTCTGTAGATGCTTCACTTCTTAATTCCGCACCATCTAGTGATACTTCACCACCAGGAATTGGAACTGAAATATATTTTTGTCTGATTGCACCAAGTAATTCTTTACACAATGCCAAGAAATATTTCTTTACCCATTGTTTACCAACTGCATTCAATTTATAATAAGTTACATTTTGATAAGGAACATTACTGTAATCACTAACTACATCATAATTACTTCCACTACTAAATGTTGATGCGTTACTTAATTTGTCTTTTTCAACAACATATTCTACATAAATTGTGTGATTATAAGTTGGAATTGGAAATATCTTTAATTTATTATTTACAACTTCAAAACTATAAGCACTTTTACGTACCATATCATTAAATTCAATTGCTTGACCTCTCAACAAATCTTCAAAGATTGGTGTCATCAAGAATTGTGTAGCAGGACTATATCCAGCAAATCCCATTTCATTTAGCACGTTACTGTAGCTCATACCAGTCATACTAAATGGATCATAAATACGTGCAAATGCTGGTGGTGGACCGTGAAATACTCTTCTGATTTCAACTCTACTGCCTGTTTCAAGAGTTGTACCAATTATTGTTTGTAAATCATATGTTTGTTGACTTGCACTCAATTCAACTGCAGCTTTTTTGATGTCAACATATCCACCTACACCCACTTCACTGCCGTACCCTTTTGATAATTGAATTATATATGGTAATCCTGTACCAATAACATTTTTACCAGTAATATTAGGATTGTCTGTGGTATTTAATCCTTGTAAATTTAATAGATTATTTCTAATATTAAATTGATTTACTTGAGCACCATATTCATTTACAGCTTCTTCAAAACATGCATAAAAATTAACGTCAATCATTTCAATATCAATGATTGGATATCCTAGTCTCTTTGCAGCCCATTCTGCACTTTTTTCACAGTCATATTCAAAATAACCTATGCTTGCAGTTAATGTAGAAGGAGTTGGTTCATCCAAATAAAAGCCAAATGGTATGTTACTAGAAGTAACAGCACTACCACTTCCGGCCCATCTTACACGATCTTGATCTAAATTAGCACTCATTGATTATAAATATAAAATCAATTAAGTTTATTACGTTTTATAATCCAAATCTTGATTTTAAAGCATTATAGTTTTGCAATACTTCAGTAGCACTTAATACTCTGTTATATATTGTAAAACAGTTTAAATTATTTAAAGGATTTGTATAACTTTCATTTATAATTATTGCGGCTGTACCTGCTGTTTTTGGATTACTTACTGATCCTGTGCCTACTTGTAATCCATCAACATACATAACAGTATTTGCACCATTTTTAGTAACACCAACATAATACCATTTATTCAAATCAAATTCATTGCTAACATCTAAAGATGCACCACCTTTACCAAAATCAGTTCCACTATTACCAGGATCATATCTCCAATGTATCCATCTATTGCCTGGCCATCTCCAAATACTAGGACTTCTATCACTTCCCCCAGCATTATATGAAAAAATTTTTTCCCATCCACCAGTAGTACCAGTTGGGTATGTGACTGATGAATTGAATTTTATCATAAAAAACATAGAATGTATGTCTGTGTTAAGTATGTCTGTTGTAGCAGTTGAAAAAGATGCACCTGATGTAACACCTAATGAAGATATATTAGACGCATTTCCTGTTGCGTTTAATGAATTTCCGCTTAAATCTGACCAAACAGCACCTGATCCAGGATAACTTCTTTGATTTGCTGTATCTAAACAAAAAACTAACCCACTAGTTGATATTTTTGGTGAATGTGATAATCCCATATATTTTATAATCCAAATCTTGATTTTGTTGCGTTATAATTTTGAAGTACTTCAGTAGCGGATAATATTCTGTTATACATTTTGTAACTTCCTACATTGCCGTTAATAGAAAAAGATGTATTACCAGCCCAACTTCCATATGGATAAAGTGTCATCAAAGCTAAATTTTCTCCTCCATTTCCATATGTTGGAACGTTATTTGTAATTCCGTGATTTGTAAGAGCAACATTTTGTGATCCATTTATATAAGCTCCCCACTGAGTAGTAGATACTAATACTGTTATATTAATCCAATTTCCCGTAGAAATACTAGAAAAATTAAATGCATTAGATTGATTGCCTGTGTTTATATAAAATCCATTATAGTATAAGTAATAATTGTATTCACCACTACTATTCCATGGCTTTGATATTACATACCCACTTGTATCAGAAGTTTTTATCCATAAATCAAGTGTCATGTTGTTGAACCCTGTACTAGAAGGAGTCCAATTAAATCTACTTGATGGTGATGATATTCCTATATAACTATTTAATCCGTTGAAAGATAAACTTCCTATACCATCAGTGTTAAAAGTAGGACTATCAATTAATGTGCCATTATTTCCATTTCCACTTAAATCAGTCCAAGTAGTGCCACTGCCAGGATAACTTTTTCTGTTAGCCGCATCTAAACAAAGAACTAATCCTGATGTAACAATTGCTGGTGAATATCTTGTAGCCATAACAATATATATTAATTACCACAATTTGCACATGGTAATTGTTGTTCACTTATTAAGTATAATTCTCTATCACCTTCTGATACTTCCACTTTACATTCACCCAAACCAGGTGAATACGTACTAAAAATATAATCAATTGCAACTTGAGTATCCAAATTGTTTTGCGGAAATGGATAACTTCTATGCATTATATCCACCCAAAAACCATCTCTATTTCTTGTCATTATTAACTCTTTATACATAAACTTATTTAGCCCAAACTATTAATTTATTAGCTCTATCAGTTGGACATGCACAACAGTGATTATATGCAGGAGCACCTTCACAACCAGCAAACCAACTTCTTACACAACTTTGTTCATAATAATTGCTCCACCCACCTACATAACCACTACATCCACCGTTTGAACTTGTTATCCATGTAGAAGGATAATTAGCTTCATTGCCATCTCTTCTTTTAAAATAACCATTGCTAGTAGTATAAGCATCACTTGACCATAGTGAAGGATCTAAAAACAAATTATACATTGTATCTGAATTATTCAAAGATCCAGATGCCCATACACTACCATTTGCTTCTGATATATGCCACCATTGAGTTCTTGTTTCTTTGGTACCTGAATTTAAAAATCTTCTAATGTCCGCATCTGAAAATTTATTCATTGCAGTATCATTTTCAGTAGGTATTGATCCAGCAGTTGCAGAAACTGCAGTATTTACATAAGGACTTGTGCCTCTAAATACAGTAAATACACAAAACCATGCTGAATTTGCATCATTTTTTATATCAGCCCATACCCTTGTAACTTCAGTATTATATCCTCCTAATCTAACGCCAACATATCCGTTTTGATTAAACCCATTTGAAGTGGCTTTAACCCTTTGTTTTAAATCATCTCCGTTAATTGCTGATGGTCCTGCTGCTGCTCCCATAATATAATAAATATTATTATAATTTAGTTATTTTAACTTTTAAATCACTATTTCCTTTTATAACTCTGTGCCAAACTTCTTTTGGTATAAAGATTTTGCCGGCCATACGTTGTGGTAATTGATTATCCATTTGCAATTCCCAATCAGTTTCACCTATAATTTCAACAATTCTATTTTCTCTGTCTCTGTGCCATTCCAAATCATCTGTATCAACAGATTCTTCAAACTCTCTTAAATACAAATTATCTTGTAAATGAGTTTCTTTGAATGGAAACATATTATTTTTGTTGTTTTTTAACCGCAGCTTGTTGTTTTGCAATATCTAATTTGCTTGGTAATTCAAATGCTTTTTGTTTGATTACATCCGCAGGTTCTTTTGGCATTGGAACACTAGTTCTTGGGTCATCTGTCGTAAACAAATCAAATTTAATCTTACCAGGCATTCTTGTAGCTACTATTTGTTCATTATAAATAGTATCCAATTTTACTTGATTTCTGCTCTTAGCGATACGAGGTAACAACAAGAAATAAGATATCCACTTCAATACTTGATCTGCCATATCAGATCCCAAATATCTAAATTCAATTGTTTTATGTTCACTAAATGCAGCAATATTTGTACCGTGATTACGATCAAAATGGGATAATACTTCTTTCATTTGTGCGTTTGTAAGCGTAAAAGATTTTGGTACATTTTCAGATTGTCTACGCATGTATTCATGAATTCTATTATAAATTGCGTTACTCAAACTTCTTCTCAATTTGGCAAAACTGTTAAAATCTCTGTCCATGGCTACTGCAGATTTAATAGCTTTTTCATCAACCAATGTACTCATTGCCAATACATCAAACATATCAAAATCACTTGGAACTCCTATATGAACATGCATTCCAGTTTTTCCATGTGTTGCTTGATCACTTACCCAATTTCCTACTTTGGAAATAATATTAAAATCATTACCTGTTTGTCTCATATGTCTACTTCTTATTTCAACATTTGGTCCATCTTCACCAACTGCCCATGTGTCTTTATCTGGTTTATCATCTTTTCTTACATCTTCACCCAGACTATCTAATAAATTATACGCTGAATCAATACCACCTTCCATATCAGTGACATTCATTTCACTATCTGGAATAAAATCAGTCCATTCTCCACTTCTTGCTAAAAGTCTTAAATATTCATCAACATAATCACCTTGATGTCTTCTTTCCCAACGAGTGTATTCACTGTCCACTTCATTTCTTACTTCATCATATTTTTCATATGCTTCATTGTATTCCTCTTCAGTAGCATAATCACTTTCAACTGGTTCTGGAACACTACTATCAAATGTATCTACACTCATTGGACCATATTCTTCATCATATCTATCAATATTGTCAATGGTTCCATAACGACTCCATCTTTTTGATTCATCATTTCTTTGTTCTTCAACCCATGAATTATAAGCATCATTTAATCCATTATCATAACTGTATGATGAACCCATCAGATCTGATAATTTTTCTATGATTTGATCAGTTGATAAATTCTGTTCTTCTACAACAGGTTCAAATTCAAATTCTACACCAAATGTATAATCACCCAATTCATCATACTTGGCTTTTAGTCCGTATTCAATATCAGTTGCTTTCTCAAACGGTACTGCTTCAAGTAATACTTCTTTTATTAATGATTTTAATTCGGTGACGGTCATAGATTATAAATATAACAGTATATGCTAATATATACTATTTTTTGGTTGATTGTATTAGATTATATAAAACAATCCTTTTGAATTATAAACTACAGTTCTAATCTTGGTATCATTAATTTTATTGATACCAAGCCTATCTGTTATCTGAAACGGATCTGGTTTATTATTTATAGGAGCTGCCATGACTCTATCTTTTATTTTATATACATCCAAATCTGTATTAACAATGCTTGGATGATATTGTCTAACTAAAGGCATCATTTTCATACTGGTTTATTTGTTGTTGGTTCTGCTTTCTTTACTCTACTAGATGGAAATGCTTTGTTACCAAAGTCACTACCATGTAAACTATACAAATGCATCACTACACCATGTTTTACAACCACATCTCCTAAATC